TATAAAAGATTTGACTCAGATTTTGAACCATCTTTATTAAGCTTATAGTAATAATTCCATTCTTTATCATCTATCATAGATCAATTCCAAATTAGAAGGGACTATTTTTTCTAGAGTAGGTATATGTGTTGCCTCGCATGTAAAGTTTGTTTCATTTTTGTTAAAACTAAAATCTGATATTTTTTTATTTTTGTAAGAACAATTAAGCCAAGGACTAATACTATTATCAAAAATATATCTTGCATCATCTGCAGACAAATTTTTACTGACTATTTTAATTTTGACAGGTTCTTTTAGGATGTTATTAGGCAATAATGCTCTAACAACTAACTGTATTCTATCATATCTGCCAAAATTAACTGCACTATGAATTTTGCTTGCATCCATGTAGTACCAAAGTCCGTCCTGTTGAAGATTGTACATTTTACTGTTGTGTATATCCACAAGATAACTCATTTCACCTGCTAAGTTTAAATGATATCTATCATCAATATCCGCATGATTATGATAACATGCGGCTGGTTTAAGTACTAATAATCTTGCTTGTCCTATCGGCTCTGGCAGAGAATTTAATAATTGTTGCCATTTGGTGTTTTTATATTCTTCTTTTATGACCCACGGATCAGTAAAAAAATTTCCTGTAGGCTCATTTAGAATTATAGGACATTTACTCGAATCTATATCATCGGCACACTCTGTTACTAACTTTGTAGACACGTTATGTTTTGTCGAATTTTATATTTAAACTCTGACTGGAAACGTATAGGTATTAGTTTGAGCGGCGGCGCAGATAGTGCGTTGCTTGCATATTTTATACTGAAAGAAACTGACGCTGATATCTATTTTACTACACAAATACGTATGTGGAAAACACGCCCTTGGCAGCGATATATTGCAAAAGATGTTGTTGAATGGTTTCGCGATCGATTTACAAACCGTATGGAACATATCGAAGGATTTATTCCTCCTGAAATGGAGGAGCCAGATACAACTTATATAACCGATGAATACGGCGCAACAAAACCAGGAAATCGTATTATACTTAGAGCACACAACGAATGGATAGGACATACATACAATTTAGATGCATGGTTTAATGGGGTTAACAAAAATCCGGACATAAACATACCCGAAAGAATGTTAGAACGTGACGAAGGAGTTTTACCATTACACATGAGACACATGGGCGTTGACGTTTGCCATCCATTTGTGTATACTAAAAAGGACTGGATTGTAAAACAATACGATAAAAACAATATACTAGATCTTTTTAATCTTACTAGAAGTTGTGAAGGTGAGTTCGAAGGATTAGATTATACAAACTATGTACCAGGACAATCCGTTCCTACTTGCGGAGAATGTTTCTGGTGCAAAGAAAGAGAGTGGGCCATTGAGCAAGCAAACAAATAGTTGTACTTTTTGTATGCATCCATTTACTGGATTAGCAACTCGCGAAGACGGTGCTATCAAAGTGTGCTGTCGCAGCCAGCCTATTGGCTGGATCCAAAAAGAAAGTTTAGAAGAAGCTTGGAATAACGATGCTATGCGTGAAGTACGCAGGCAGGTGCTTAACAACGAAAGACCTGATGTTTGTAAACCTTGCTTTGATCTCGAGGATCAGGGTGTTGAGAGCTTACGACAGCGTCACACAGCGGGCGTTATACCCGAAGCACGTATCAACTTATACCCAGACGCACTAGGCGCTTTAAACGACAATTACACAATGCCGTTCGAATTTCCCACAATGGAAATCAAACTCAACAATCTATGCAATCTAAAATGTCGCATGTGTAATCCACTTGACAGTACTAGTTGGAAAGATTGGGGAGCAATACGAAGTCATTACGAGAAAGAAAATAACTATCTTATTCCCACAGTAGACGCATTAGTTGACACTCCTGGGCAGTATATAGGTCCTTTTGACAATAGTGACAATTGGTGGAACAGTTTTGAAAAACTGTTGCCCTATTTTAGGCGTGTAGAGTTTGCGGGAGGGGAGCCTTTAATGGATCCATACCATTATAAGATTCTCGATAAACTGGCGCAGTATGGCGATCAAATAGAATTAAAGTACGCTACTAATGGAACTACACTAGGTATTAAAGGTGAACGCACTATACACGACTATTGGCCTAAATTTAAATCAATTGCTGTGAATGTAAGCATAGACGGCATACACGATGTATATGAATACATTAGAGGTAATGGCAAGTTTTCGGAAATAGAAGAAAACATAAAGGTATTTAAATCGTTTCCTAATGTTAGTAGAGTAGTAGGTGCATTTACAGTACAAGCAAATAACATCTTACAGATTGCAGAAGTAATAGATTACTTTATAAACAAAATGGGTATAGTATTCTATTCTCATCGTGTTAATTATCCAAGAGCATTAAGTGCGCAAACTTTGCCTCTGCCGTTAAAGAAAAGAGTTATCGCAGAACTAGAAATAAATTTTTTACAAGCAAACGATCTTAGCGAGTTTTGGCAAGATTGCATAGACTTCAATTTAAGTTTAGATGCCACTAGGAATCAAGAGTTCTTTTCAGTTAATCCCGAGTTTAAACCTTATGCGTAGTTTGACCAGCCGATGGGATCATCAAGACAGCATCAAAGTAGAATGGAATCTAGGTAAACGATGTAACTTAGATTGTGCATATTGTCCTGCTGAAATACACGACAATCACAGTCCGCACACAAATATAAAAGTTTTGACAGATACTGTAGATGCACTCGCAGAATTGCATAAACCTGTGCGGCTTAGTCTTACTGGAGGCGAACCCTGTGTGCATCCTGATATAGAAGAGTTATTGGAACACATAAATCAAAGTAGTCATATAGACTGGATAAGTGTAACAACAAATGCAACTAGAACTGGTAGATGGTATCTAGGAAGACATGTAGATCAATATGTGTTTAGTTTGCACTTTGATAACGATATGTGGATTAAATGTCTAGAGACTATTTGTTTTGTAGGCAAAACATACGACAGGCATATATTAGTAAATTTAATGGCACATCATGATTATATGGACAGAGCAAAAGAAGCATGGAAGCGTTTTAAATTTTTAAACATACCTACAAACATTCGCAGAATTCGTTGGACGACTAAGCATGACTGGTTTGACGATATGAGATACAACATAAAAGACTTAGATTGGATCCTAGAAAATCAATCAACTGTAAAACCTAATTGTGTAGACGATGCAGGTAATTTATATCATGCTAACGACATTATTAAAGAACAAAAAAATCAGTTTAAGGGCTGGTCGTGCAATGCAGGTTTAGAAAGTTTAATGATAAACTGGGACGGCGAAGTAAATCGTGCTACCTGTCGAGTCGGTGGCAGTTTAGGAAACATATATGAAAGTAGTTTCGAAATTCCTGAACATCCTATAACTTGTACTCGTGATTGGTGTACCTGTGCCGCAGACATTCCTTTATCTAAAGTAAGTGTGCAAGTTCAGGAAAAATAGTTTTCGCATCTAAATTACGAATGCTGTCTAGCCTGTTAACATAATCTTTAAACCCTGGAAGTAAGTAACTGTTATCTTGAGCATCCATATGATTCATTACTGCTTCCCATCGACGCCATCCATAAGGATTAACTTTCCAAAAATCGTCGTCCTGTCTATAGTTTTTCCAGAGCCAGTCTTTAAAATCCATATACAGTTCTCTAACTTCTTGTTTGTCTTCTTTTGGTAATATTTGTATACTTAAGAACGTAGGTATATAGAGGAGATGCATATTTACTAATCCTCCTCCCATTTGTACTCCGCCAGGAACATTACCTAGATTAAGTTTTTTAAATCCGCTTTCTACCTTCCACTTCATAAAGTCAGGTAGATGTTTTACATTAAATATTTGTATTGCTGTTGCTAGGCTTGTTTGAATATTGTCAGGAGTATTATCTAACAAGTGCAGAGTGCGATCTACAGTATTCCAGTCTGTAGGAAAACGAATGTATTCGTCTCGTTCGTATGCGGCATCCATGCTTACTGCAAACTTAACCTTCTTAAACTTACTCCATAACTCTATCAAATCTTCATCTACTAACAGTCCGTTAGAGTTATATCTTAACAAAATCTTATCTTGATATCCTTGACGTACAATTTCTTCAATAAACTCTTTGTGTTCTTTGATCATTAAAGGTTCGCCGCCTGCGAAGTAAACTTGTTTTAGATTTGGTATTTGGTGATACATTTCTCCCCAAAATGTATTCTTCTCGTGCCATTTGTTGTTGAACTCAGATTGATCCCATTGCATCTGTTGCTTAACTTCATCTATCTGAAGCACAGGAATTAGTTGCTTCCAATCTTTTACCCATTTTGAACTGTCATGGGGTGAACACATCACGCATTTAATATTGCAGGTATGTCCTAGTCGTAGATCTAAATATACTAATTCTTCAGGAACTGTTCCATCTTCTTGAGTTTGTCTGATTAGTTCAGGAACATCAACGCCGTCTCTATGCCAGGTGCCTGTTTCCCAAACACGTTTGCTGACTACACCTATTTTTTCTTCTTCAAAACATTTGCGACAGCTATTTGGTATTTCTCCTTTAAGCATAGTTGTACGAACACTTTTCATATATTCGTTATTCCACGCTTCCATTGGAGTTTCTTTACCGAAGTTTGCAGGACGACCGTGTTCCATTTTAACAAGGCCTACTTCGTGATCTTCTCCTGCGCCACTAGCATTTGCACTACAACACAATCTCATGTCGCCATTAGGACGAGTAGCAAAGTGGATCCACGGCAATATACAAAATGAAGGTGTTCCGGATACACTTTCTATTTCTCTTTGATATTTTCCTAACTCGGTATCCTTAGAGTTATACCAAAATTTATCTGTCATTTTTCTTTCCTATAATCATATAACGGTCGTATTTAGGCAGTTGTAATCTATCTGAAAATACAACATTGAGCTTGGACTTTTGAACAAACTGTACTATATCTTCACTACAGTTGATATGCTCGTCTAGATCAAAATAGTTATTGCTCTGTAGAACATAAAGACTATCACTGTTTTGATTGTGTAGCCATTCGTAATATTGAAGTTGTCTTATATGCTCGCAACTGGTGTTAATAACAACATCAGCAGGTTCAGAATATTTGCACATGTCAGCGGTTACTGCACGAAATCTGCCATCAATCTCATATCTTTTATTTATGGTATACGCTGTTTCTTCACAACCAGGATCTATATCCACGCTGGTTATTCTATCTACTTCTATGCCGCTATTGAAAATAAGACTAGCCAACACACCGTTCCACCCACCGTGAATAACAATGTGTTCCCATTTCTGATCCTGAAATCTCTGTAGATTTTCTATTAACCATATTTTACTATTAACTTGCCCTTTCCAAAAACTTTCCAGTGTTCGGTACCGATCGTCACTGTTGCGAATTGCATCCATCCAAAACAACACATCTTGTATATCAACTTTCATATTTTTACCTTTGGCAATTTACTATCAGCGGAACTTACACAGGACTTTGTTATACATTTACGAGGCTTATCAAATATCTTAAATCCATCTTTAAGTGTTCCAATCGACTCATCGTCGCAACTGTAACTTCTCTTTACTTCTGTGTCTCTTATTACTATTCCCTGGTATCCTGCGTTACAAGTCCATCCTTCGAATTTATTAAAATCAAATGCGTTAAACCTTTCTGCTTGATCAAGATAATACTTATTATGTTTATCATCTTCTAGTTCGACTTGATATAAAGGAATGAGTTTTTTATACTGATCGGGGATTATTTGAGGAAATCCTGTTTGCATCAAGTCTCGCTGAGGCTGTGTATAACCATCAACAATATAACTCGCTGTAGGGTCGCTTTGAGGCTTTAAGGTGACGTTTATGCCTCTGTCTGCAAAGCGTTGACAACGATTATAGTATTCTTCAAACATACTGGGTACCATAACTTGATTTACAGTTACAAATACTCCGGCATCTGCTAGCAAAAGACATTTATCACCAAACTCTGTTTCATCTGCATATTCAGCATGGAAACTAGCAGTGATACTTCTACGCTGTAAACTGTGTGTAGTAGTCAACCATCTATCCCACCATTTGGGTCCCGGCGAAATATTTGATGTCATATGTATGCTTTGATATTCCGAAACAGTGTCATTTGCATAATGTTCAATAATGTCAAGAAAACCTTTGAGTGCTGTTGGTTCGCCACCACTAAAGCTAAAATGAAAGTCTGTAAAGTTATTTGCTCTTGCCTGTGCCTTGATACTATCTACGGTGTTTAAGTACAATTCTAGCGGTTTTTTATCTGAGACACTAGATCTTGCGTATGGCCAGCAATACGAGCACGAATAATTACAATATCTTGTGGTTATCCAGGACACAGTGAAAAGACGACTATCTAGAAGGGTTTTCTGACCAAATCGAACTATATTATCCCATGGAATGTTTTGAAAGTCTGTCATTTTCTTGTATCGTATAACGCCTTAGAACACACTTTCACGCATGTCATACATTTGTTTTGGCCTTGCCAATATTGATTTAGTCTTTCAAATAATACAAGATTTCCTATCGATAAAACATTATCTTGGCACTTTGGTATGCCTATATCATTCATTATGTCCTTAGAATTTTGTACACTGAGATTTCTAAGTATATGTATAGGAAGTTGTTCTTCTACAGCATGTTCTAAATAATCTCCGCCTATCCAGCAACAAGGAAATACACTTCCATAAGGATCTACATATATTCCTTGATCAGTTTCGCACAATGGTGTTATTTCTGCTGTTTCTAAAACATTGTCACGTATTTGTTTGTCTACTAAAGTGTCTAGTCTACTGTTAGGAGTTTTTTTATATTCTGGTCTTTGTGCTGGTTCTAAATCATATAGATGATTACCGTTTTCGTCTTGTACAGGAAACTTTTCCATTTCATAAAAACGTGTTGTGCTAATAAAGTTTACTTGTTCCACACCCAAGTCTAACAGAAACTTTTCTAGATCTGCTGCTTCATGTTCATTATGCGCAAATACGAGACTGTCTACACGGGCCGTTCCGCCTGCCTCTATAAATGCTGTTAAGTTCTGTATTACTTTGTCAAAATTAGTGTTACGTCTGTAAATTTGGTGTTTGCCTTTAAAACCGTCAACGGCAAATATTACTTGAACATTTTGCTCGGCTAATCTTTTCCACCATTCTGTATCTCGCATGCCGCCGTTAGTATGTATAGCAAGTCTTACATCTGGATTGCAGGATCTAACATAAGAGTAAATTTCTAAACAGTCTTTCGCAAATGCAGGATCACCATAGTTACCGCAACTATAAAAATTATTTAATTGAGCTAAAAAGTTCTTTGGGAACCAAGATTTAAAATCTTCAACACTGATATCACCATTTTTAATAAACGGTCTAGTTGCACCGCCATGATAGTTTCTAGCACACATAGGACATTGTGCTTGACATTTGTCTGTAAGTTCTACATGAACTGTTTTTATGTTTTTAACAAGTTGCATCGAACTGTGCTTTTAACCACTCAAAGTCGTTTATCATTTTAAGTTTGTCAGGATCATTATTGTTTTCTATTCCGTATTGTTTTCCTGCACAGGCGCCTTGTATAGCAAATTTGCCATATTCTTTATCATGACCTACTGTAGTCCATATCCACAATCTATGTTCTGTTTCTTCATCTATTTGTCCTTGTATTGTTTTACTGGCTAATTTAGCACATTCTCTAAATGCACTCTTCCAGGTATTGAATTCGTCGGTATTAAATGCAGTAAGATTGCTAATCTTGCTCATTGATCTAAAAAATGAACCAATGCTAGTGGTCATGTCTGTACTACTTGTATCCATATTAACAGTCCTTTCTCTAGGAAGTAGTTTTATACCGCCATAACCATATACTAAATTGTTTATTGGGTTTTTGCTTTTCCAAACATATACAGTATTTTTTGCATTTGTATCGTATTGTGGAATGTAATGGTCAAACATAAATTCATTGCATATTTGTGCATCGCCGTCAACTACATAAAACATATCTGTAGAGGCTAATTTTGCAGCGGCAACATGTGCTTGATGAATCCCTTTTACTCCGTGTATTCGTTTAGCATTAGAAACTTTTTGTTTTAGCAACTCGAAATTTTTATCTGCATTAGATTCGTTATAAGAAATAAAAATAACATCATACGGTTTAGGGTAACTTGCAACAATGTCTATTTCTTTTTTTTCAATAAAAAATCGATAATTTATTTCGTTTTTACTAGGAAAATTCTTTTTACTTAATAAAGCTATTCCG